CGGTGGGGATTAACTTTAATACCTTGAAGTGTATCACGTTGTCCTTCGTTTAATGCTATTGAATTAAATTCGCCTTCGTTATCAATATAACCAGTTGCTGTTGCGTTAGTAATGCCTCCTCGTCTTGTACCTGCTGGTGCAAACCATGGATAACTAACTTGGTCACTAAGTGCAATAGTTCTTAGCATCATATGACTTGGTGGAACAACAACGTTGTTACCAGCATTATCACTGCTAAATCCCCATGGATAATAAACACCTAAGTATTCATCACTTGTTACAAGTCCGTTAGCATTATCTTCAACTGCTAAGTTAACATTAGTTCCCCACTCGTTAAGTGAAGTAGCATCTGGTGTTAGTTTTGGTGGACTATCACCTAATACAAACGCTGTTAATCCTCTATCAGTATTCAATGTAACCATTTCACCAATTAGCTCTGGATATCCTGGAGTAGCAATTACATTAAAGAGTCTTGATTCATCATCTCTAATTGCATCGTTACTATTAAGCATTGCTTGTAGACTTTGGATAACAACTTTACGCTGTGCGCCTTGTCCGAAGCTTCCTTTACCATCTGCTTGGTTAGCTGATTCTGTAACCCAACGGTGTGTATAATAACTTGTCATTGCTTCGTCTGAGTTAAATCTTTTGTTAACTGCATTTGTATCAATATAATTGCGTACAAATTTCTTAACATTAAATCCACTTCTACGTAAGTTAAACAACATCATACCTTTTGGATATAGTGCTGGATCTGGAGCATCTGGATCTAAGAAGTTATTTGTTAATAACTCTACAATAGTTCCTGCTACATTACTAGTAGCACCTGCTAATCCCCAACGTGCATCTGCATAAAGTATACCGTCTTCAGTAGTTTGATCTGAACTGTCAACTAACACCCATTTAGTAAGTGCAGTACTGTATTTGTATACAGTTGGATATGCATCTAAAATTGCTGTTGAAATCCAAATATCACCGTTCTTAAGAGCAGTTCCATCTGACTGGCCAGTTGCCGCTAAAGGTTCGCTTGCACTTACAATAGGACCTCCTGGGCTAGTTTGATCGCCTGCACTAGCACTATAATACGGGCTTGTTGAATCTAAATATCCTACCCAAGTAGTACCGTTATGTATCATAATGTCGGCTTCGTCAGTAATTGAATTATACCATAATGTACCATTTGCCGCTAATGCTGTTGGAGCAGTAGTTGACGCTGTATATGTTAGTACTTTCCAGTTTGAAGCTACAAACTCATGATCTGCATCACCTGCTGGTGCAGTATACAAATTAGTTGTTCCACTATTTGCATTTACATAAGCACTAAAGCCCATTTCAGCAAAAGCCGCTCCAGTTTGATCTTTAATTCTAAAGTCTCCACCGTCGTTGTGTATGATAACAACTCTATTTTGAGCGTCTACAGAAGCACTAACATTTGTTAAACCTGCCGCATTAATTGCATTTGCAACTACGTCGGAATCTGTTGCCGCTCCTGTTGTGGTTCCACTTACTGCTACATCAGCACTCATTGCCGCATTACCAACTATTGATTCTGAAATATTAATTGTAAATGCTGCCGATGACATACCTGTTGTAATAATACCACTAGTAATAGTAGTGTTACCTGTTGCCGCTCTTTTATAAATTTTAAAATCGCCTGCTGTAACAGTTGCTTCACCGTCGTTTGCTTTGATGAAAATTTGACTTAGTGCCAAACCTGCTCCGCCTAGTGTCTTATCTAAGTTAAACAGTGCCTCTTGTGGAGTATTGAATATTGGTGCGGCGCTAGTATCCCATAACTTAGTTGCATCATTCCATACTTTAACTTTCCAATTTGCACCTTTATTAGGCTGTGTTGTTTTAATCCAAATACTACCTGATGGGCGTGAGTTTGGATCACCGCTCTTATATAATGGAACACTTGTGTGAGGAGCAATACTTAATGCTGGAGCATAATAAGTACCGGCTGCCATTCCAGCTTCGCCTAATGCGCCTGTACCTTCTGCAAGTACAACGTTTGCACCTGTGCTAAAGATTGTCAATACACCGTCAATTGACGCCGCTGTAATACCACTAATTGCCGCAGTGTTAATATCACCTGCTAATGAACTTGCTGTAGTGCCACTAGCTGTCACAGTAGATGAATTTATTACTAGTGTTTTGCCACCTACAATAGTTGGATTAGCTGAACCAGCAACAGTACCGTGGCTTGCTTTCCAAGCTGTTGTACCAGCTTGTACCCAAGTACCTAAGTAGTTCTTGTAGTATAGCTTGTTTAAGGTTGTAGTTGCAACTATTGCATAATCACCAATTGATCCTACTGATCCTTTTGGTGCTCCGGCACTAACTTTTGTTGTATCAGTAATTACTGTTGGAACTTTGTTAGTAAAGCTCTGGCCACCTATTACGGATGCCGCCGCTGAGTTCCATTCAAAAATTCCAAATATTGAAGTTGCAGTATCAAACCAATATGTGCCAGCCGCAGGATTTGCTGTAGGAGCTGATGCAGTTGCTGCCAATGCCCCTAAGTCAATTGATGCTCTAGTTACATATGCTCTATTGCTTACACCTAATAAGCTATATGCCGCTTGTAAACCATATTCGTTAAGTTCACCTGCGTGTATTGGATTATTGTTTGTATCTGTTTTAAAACTTGGTTCACCAAATGTTTCTACTAAATCACGCTGTGATGTGATCAAGTAAGGTTTGCCTGCATTTGCAGCCAATGTACCTGGTGCGGTACCTGTTCCTGCGCCGTTCTTCTTGTCTTGGGCGGAGGCTATAAAAATCATTGGTACGGTGCCGGGTTCTGCTGGTGTATAGAACGATTCGTCTATTACCTTAACCTCAACACCTGGGGATGATAACGCCATTTCTTTTTCTCCTAATAAGTCTTAGTAAAGTGTTCATTATTATTTATATGAATTTAGAAATATTACCTTGAGATACCATGAATTAAAGGGGCAGAAAAGGTGAGGTAAATACAATATGAGACCATTATGTGTATGTAGACAACGTCCTGCGGCAATAAATTATAAAAAAGACGGCAGAACCTATTATCGAAGGCTCTGTGAAGTGTGTCTACGACACGGAGTTAAACATGGAATCCCTAAATGGAAGCAGGCAGGATATATTAAAAAAAATAATTGTGAGAAGTGTAACTATACTAGTAAACATCCTGAACAATTCAATGTATTTCATATTGACGGTGACTTGAATAATTCTTCGTTTACTAACTTAAAAACTGTATGTGCAAACTGTCAACGTGTTATGCAAAAGATCGGAGTTAAATGGAAGCAAGGTGACTTGCTACCAGATTTTTAAGATAAGCAAGGCTTTGGTCATTTTCTATAATTGCACTATGATTAATACTACACCATTTGTATTCTGACTGGTGTACGTCAGATGGTTCTTCTCCAATATCTTCATATATGCGTAACCACATTGGATCAGTTCCTCGTCTAACTCTCCAGACATGTCCGCCTAAATCATTTATCATTGTTCCTTCGTTAGGAAATCTAACATCAGGGACAACATAGTTTTGTTTAGGATTTTTTATAATCTCATTTTTTACCATACTAACCCAAATACCGTCGAAGAAACCTTTCCGCATGCACTCAGTACCAAACTCTTGTAATACTAATCTTGGAGTAATATCTCTGCCAGTTTCTTTTGACCAAAAATCATCTTTATTTTCTCGCCATTGTCTACTCTGATCAGTAATGCCTTCTAGCAACTCTCTATCCCAATCAAACATAAGTGCAACAGCATCTTTTAGTTTATCTGCAAATGATATTTTTTTAAACCCGTGATGTTCTACTAAAATATCGCCAACAGTACCTTTGCCACCGCCAATAAGACCACATACTCCGATAATCATATTTTTTCCTATAACGTTATTTGTTCTGATCCGTATCCTATTTCGCCTTTAGCAAAACAGTTAAATGCTATTCCGTACCTATCTTTTTTAGTATCAACACGATGTACTGTATGTTCTAGATGAGACGGAAATAATAATATATCTCCTGGGAGAGGATTTAATGTAAATTCTTCTATATTATATTGATTATAATTTTGCTTCTTAAATGTTAATGGTACACTATTATGAAATAAGTTTGGATACATATATGCCTTTTCAAAAGTTATAGGTGCTGTAGTATCGTCAGCATCTATATAATAAACTCCACTAATCATTGAGCCTGCATGGCCGTGTTTTATAATATCAGCATCACCAAGTTCTATTTTATTGATCCAGCTTGCCTGTATTTCAAAGTTAATATGATCTTCTATATCAAGCACTTCGTGTACAAAATAGTTAATACAGTTTTGTATACGGTCTTTAAGTTTCCTAAGTTTTTTGTTATGTAGTATATGCATACCCTGCTTATGTTTAGGTAAATGATCATCACTTCCGTCATGTCCGACTGCTTGCGAAGGGTAATTTAAGTTTTTAATCCAAGCTAAAGTGATAGGATCAACTTTTCCAATATTAGACTTAAAAAGAGGTACTGAAAATAAAGGAATTACTTGATGATTCATAATTTTATCTGTGACGTCCCTGCACCAACATGTCCTCTAGCAAATAGATTAAATGCTAGACTATAACGTTCTGATGGTGTTTGATTTTGTGTAACCATATGTTCAACATGTGATGGAAATATAACAAGATCGCCACTAACTGGTTCAATAGCAAATAGATCTAAATTATACTGATTTTGTACTTTATCTTTATAGTCAACTCTTACTGTATCATGAAATAAATTATAGTATAAATGCGAACGTTGAAACTGAATTGCTCCTGCTCCTGGCTCGTTTTGAATATAGTATACTGCACTTAACATGGCGTTTGAATGCCAGTGTAATGTATTGTGTTCTCCTGCACGATGTCTATTAATCCAACTATTTTGTATTTCAAAATTAATATCGTCTTTGATTCCTAATTCTTCGTGTACAAAGAAATCACATACTTCTTTTAATTTTGCTTTTAGTTTTTTAAATTTAGGTTGATCTAATATGTACTTGTCGTCAGTATGATCATGTCCTGAGGCTTCGTGAGGATAATCTAAATTCTTAACCCAAGCCATAGTAATGGGATCAGGCTTACCTATATTTGTCTTAAATAGTGGAACTGACCACATTGGAGTTGTTATATACTGCATACTTACATTATATAACTTCTTTAGTACATTGTCAAGTAGTTTTTTGGCTTAGCCTATAGTAAATCCATAACCAGTTCCGCCTGCAACAGCCATTGAAACTTCGGTTTCTAGTTTTTCTAGTTCTGCTTGTGCTTCAGCTTTCAATGTATCACCGTTTAGCTGAGATCCGCCTTGTGGTCCGGCGATTGTTGCAAACTTCGATCTTGCTTCACCTAACATAAATTTACATGTAGCAAGAGTATAACTTTTAAGCCAGTCAATTGCTAGGTAATCTGATAGTAAGGAATCATCAGGTCTATAATTATAAGCATATAGCATCATGGTTTCTTCTGCTCTAGGGCGTTGTAATAATGTAAGTTCTTTTGATACATTGTTCCATTTAAACTCAATAAAGCTACCAAACATACGTCCGACTAATTCTTGATATTGACTGAACATATCGTATGTTGCAAGCCCTCCAATGTTAGTGCTAGATAGTAGGTATGTGTTTGTATATGCTAAGTTAAATGGTTCAAATATACTTCCGCCATCTCCGCCACCAGTACGTGAACCAACACTTCGTCGAAATATTTTTCTAACTTCCATAACTTCTGACGGAAGTATGTAACTATTTTGATCTACAACCGTTTTTAAAAACAAGTATGATTCTTCTGCTGAATGTTCACTTCTTTGACGATATCTTGTTAATGCTTTTGTTATTGCAGTTTCATAATGTATAGGATCTAGTTCTACATCAACCATTCCACCACCTAACATAGCGTGAACGTAGTCAAATACTTCTTGTTTCTTCGTTGTTGTGTTTGCCATATTAAATAATCTCCACTAGTATTTATCGTAACGATAAATATGTGTATGCCAAGACTATCATTATATAAACCAGAAAAGGGCAAGGATTACACGTTTTTAGACAAACAGGTCCTTGAGATGTTTACCGTAGGAGGAACTGACGTATATGTTCATAAGTACCTCGGACCTGAAAATACGGAGACTGCTGATGCGACTGCTGATCAGCCTAACTACAGCGGCGGAGTTACTGTAAAAAATATACAAGACATGTTATTTTTAGAAAACAGAGATCGTAAGTATGATACATCTATATACGAGATGCGTGGTATCTATAACGTACAAGATGTAGATTTTGATCTTAGTCAATTCGGTCTATTTTTACAAAATGATACACTCTTTATGACTGTACATATTAATAGCAGTGTAAAAACATTAGGTAGAAAACTTATGAACGGTGATGTTATAGAATTACCGCATCTAAAAGACGAATATGCACTTGATGATAATACAATGGCATTAAAGAGATTTTATGTTGTAGATGATATTAATAGAGCCGCAGAAGGATTTAGTCCAACTTGGTATCCGCATTTATATAGACTAAAATTAAAATCTATAGTAGATAGCCAAGAATTTAAAGAAGTACTTGACTTACCAGCAGAAGAAGGCTCAGATACTACACTTAGAGATCTGTTAAGTACATATGAACAAGAAATGCAAATTAATAATGCAGTAGTTGCACAAGCTGAAGCAGATGCGTCTAAAAGTGGATACGATATTAGCCATTACTATACACTAGCTAGTAATCCAGACGGTAGTGTAGCGTTACAGACTGCTGATGAGACTGACTTTGACGCATCAAATATTAGCATAAGTGCTGATGAGATTGCTGATAGGCCTTCTAGAGATGGTTATCAAGGTTATCTATTAGGTACAGGAGAAGCACCAAACGGTGCCGCTTTTGGGCAAGGGATTTCATTTCCAACAACTAGAATAAAAGGCGACTATTTTTTAAGGACAGATATGCTACCAAAAAGATTATTTAAATATGATGGTACTAGATGGTTAAAGGTTCAAGACGATGTTCGTGTTACACTATCTAATACTAGCACACGTACTACACAAAAAGGTTCCTTTATTAACAACACAGCTTCAAGTCAAATTGGTGGCGAGACAGTACAAGAGCGACAAGGCTTATCAAAAGCACTTAGACCAAAGGCAGATAACTAATGAGTCAACATTTTTATGATGGACAAGTAAGACGATATATTACACAGCTAGTAAGGATGTTTAGTAGCTATTCTTATAAAGATGGTAAGGGAGTAGAGACAGTTATTCCAGTGCTATATGGAGATTTAACTAGGCAAGTTGCTAGTATCATTAAAGGTAATAGTGAAAATAAAATACCTAGTGCTCCTCGAATGGCATTATATATTTCTGGACTAGCATTAGATAGAGACAGGACAGCAGATCAAAGTTTTGTTAGTAAAGTTAACGTAAGAGAAAAAGCATATGACAGTACTGGCAAAGAATATCTAAATTTTGAAGGTAAAAATTATACAGTTGAAAGACTAATGCCGACGCCTTATATGTTAACTGTTAATTTAGATATTTGGTCTACAAATACTGATCAAAAATTACAAATATTAGAACAAATACTAATGTTATTTAATCCTAGTTTAGAATTACAAACTACAGATAATTATATTGATTGGACTAGTTTGTCAGTTGTAACATTAGATAATGTAAATTTTAGTTCACGTGCTATACCGGTAGGTATTGATGATCAAATAGATGTTGCAACACTTACATTTACAACTCCTATATACATATCACCTCCTGTTAAAGTAAAAAGATTAGGTGTTATTGCAAATATTATTACTAGCATATATGATGAATCGCAAGGAACTGTAGAATTAGGGTTATCCACTCCTCTTATAAATGCATTTGATGACTCTGCTGTTCCAGGTACATTAGATAAAAATAAGAGTAGAGCAGTAGAAACTTCTGCTACACCACATATTGTAACAACAAATTATCAAGGTTATGATTTATTTGTTAATGGAACAGTTGTTGAATTATCAGATAAGGGTAAAATAGGACAAACAAGTTGGCGAAATATAATTGATACACACCCCGGACAATATCAAGCAGGAATTAGTCGAGTGTTCCTTACTAAACTAGATACCAGTAGTGCAATAACAGGTACATTTGCTCTTAATGAACTAAACGATACACAGATTGTTGTTAATTGGGATATAGATAGTTTTCCTGCTAATACTATTATTGATAGTTCAGATAGGGCACTTAGTTCATTAACTTCAGTTGACTTTATTATTGATCCTACTAAAACTTTTCCTGCAACTAAAACACAAGGAACTCGGGTATTATTACTTGGAGCAATAGGTGATGCTAGTAATACAGATGGAGCCGATGCTTGGAAAAATTTAGATAATACAGATACAGTTGCTAGTGAGAATGATATTATTGAATGGAGCGGAAGTTCATGGAGCGTAATATTTGATGCATCAGCTACCATTAATAACACAACAATAACATATATCACTAACCTAAACACAGGTGTACAGTATCGCTGGAATGGCGAAGAATGGCTACTTAGTGTCGAGGGATTATATCCACAAGGAACTTGGAGAGTAGCACTTAACGGATAACTATTTTTATGAAAGAGATAGTATGTAGTGGTGCGTTATTTTATAGTCTAAAAACAAAAAGGTTTCTCTTTTTGCATCGACGTAACGGTAAACACAATAACTTATGGGGATTAGTAGGTGGCACTAACGAAGGAGCAGAAACTCCTTGGGAAGGGTTACAGCGGGAAATCACTGAGGAAATTGGTGAGATTCCAACTATTACTAAAACAATGCCTCTAGAAACATTTGTATCTACTGACTCTAGATTTTTATTTCATACATATTTGTGTGTTATAGATAACGAGTTTATTCCTTGCCTAAACGAAGAACATGACGGCTATGCATGGGTAAGTTTTGGACATTGGCCAAAGCCATTACATCATGGATTACGTAATACACTCCAGAGTAAAATTAGTTTAAATAAATTACAAACTGTGTTCCAAGTAATAGATTTACTTGACAAAACCTAGATAATCAGGTATAATAAAGTATGAAAGTTTTAGTTTTCGGTGACGTAATAGTTGACAAATATATTTACGGGACTAGTTCACGAATTAGCCCAGAAGCTCCCGTACCTATTGTTAATGTTGAAAAAATTTCTACGTCTTTAGGTGGAGCAGGACTTGTATATGAAAATCTTAAAAACTTAGGTGTAGATGTAACACTATTACAAACCGAACAACCACGTAGTATTAAAACTAGAATCATATCTGATGGACACTATATTACACGCCTAGATGAAGACGAGCATGCAGATTCAAATGCTGTACTTAAGAATGTACTATGTAGTGATTTTTCACAATGGGACTATGTTATCCTAAGTGACTATGACAAAGGTGTGTTAGATAATTCTAAAGAAATTATTGCACATATTAATAGTCAGGGATCTAAAGTTATTGTAGATCCTAAACGCTATGCACACGAATATGAAGGTGCTTGGTTAGTAAAGCCCAATAATAGTGAATATACTAAGTTTGAATTCGATCAATGGCAAGGTAATATTATTACTACTGATGCAGGACATAGTGTAATTGCTACAATAGACAACGAAGTATATGAAGTCCCTGTTGAAACTGTTGAAGTATCTGATGTTACAGGTGCTGGTGATTGTTTTATGGCCGCATTTGTTTATGGCCTTACAAAAGATTATACACATAAGAAATGTTTAGAGATTGCTGTTAAAGGGTCAACAGAAAGTGTAAAACATGCAGGTACATATATACTTAAACAAGAGGATGTAGAAGATACTATTGTGTTTACTAATGGTGTATTTGACATACTACATGTTGGGCATTTAAAACTACTAAACTATGCTAAAACACTTGGAAATAGACTTATAGTGGGTATTAATAGCGATTCTAGTGTTAAGAGATTAAAAGGCGATTTAAGACCCATAAACGAAGAAGACACCCGCAAGGAAAGCCTCTTAGAGCTTGGTTTTGTAGATGACGTTATTATATTTGAAGAAGATACACCGTTAGAAGCAATTACCAGATTAGAGCCAGATATTATAGTAAAAGGAGGCGACTATACATTTGACACTGTAGTAGGTAATCATCTTGCTAAAGTTGTTATTTTTCCTTTAATAGAAGGTCACAGTACAACAAGGATATTAGATGAAAGTAATAGATAACGCATTGTCTACTCAGCAATTTACTGAGCTAAAAGATATTATGTACGGAGAGTTATTCCCGTGGTTTTATAAAACTGATGTTGTAGATGAGGATGATAAAGCAAAAGGTAGCGAAGACTATCAAATACAGTTTGTACATAACATTCATGAAAGTATGGGACCAACTACAAATCAAGAAACATTTAATCTAATGTGGAGATTTTTTGAAATTTTACAGCCTCTACAGCTTATTAGAATAAAAGCAAATCTAATACCAAAAGCAGATAAAATAGTAGAACACGGACATCATGCTGATACTGTTGTTCCTGGAGCATTAACTGCTATCTATTACTTAAATACAAACAATGGTGAAACTAGATTCGAAAATAAAGAAATAAAATCAGTCAAGAGTAAAGCAAATAGACTAATAGTTTTTCCAGCAAGGTGGAAACATACAGGAACAACATGCACAGATCAAAAAACTAGATGTGTAATTAATTTTAATTTCATTCCATATCCAGATAAAGATCTTAGTTATATATTAGAGGAGGACTTAACATGAAATTTATAGCGGCAATGGATCATAGCGGCGGATCAACAGGCGGAGTTTTAGACCGCTACGGACAGGAATATACAGAAGAAAATAAAATGGAGTTAGTACACGAAATGCGTTTGAGAATGATAAACTCTCCTGCATTTAATAGTAGTAATATTTGGGCGGCAATACTTTACAAAGATTCTGTTGATAAGGGAGCAGTAGAAGTACTTAGGAATAAAGGAATTGAATCCTATTTAAAAATTGATAGTGGTTGCGATGAGGATGGCTTATTAAAAGAATTTGATATTTTTTCCATGACAGAATACGCATCCTGGCATGGATGTACTGGTACAAAAATGCGTAGTATTGTAAAAACTGAAGACATGATTGAAAGTATTGTGGATCAGCAGTTTAAGTATGCTATGAAAATTGCTAACCAAAACTTAGTTCCGATTATTGAGCCTGAAATTCCTATTGATATTGAACATAAACATCATTTTGAAATGTTATTAAATGAAAGT